ATCCGAAGCTTGCTTTTCTGCAAACGACATACCAAAAACTCTCTTATAAAAATAGTCTCTAGGGTCTGGAGCTTGCCATGCCATTAAGAGATTATCAAAGTTAATGTCTATATTAGAATAGACTTCAGGATTGGTTCTCTTTAGTGCTACATGGTCTTTGAAGAATTGAATACGATTGTCGTATTTCTCTTTCTTGCCTTTGGTGTCTTTGTCTTTCGCCTGATTGAATTCAGCGTAAAGCATGTCTTTGTCGTAATTGAAGTGTGATTGTGTAGTCATATGTCCTTTCATAGTTAAGTTTCTTATCATCCTACCACAACCGTCTGGAAATGGCAAGCCTCAAAAAAAGCGTGATTTTACTCACTTTTCGCCGGAAAAAACTCTCTAGGATGCGCCAGGAGAGACTTTAACGAGCTGTCTGATACTACCGTACCCCCTCTGGAAACGGTATTTGTATCTGATTTTGTTCTTTCTGACTTTCTTCGTCAGCCCACTTTTCGAATTCATCCACCTTCTTTTGATTGGTGGCAATCATCTTGTCACATTCCTCGGCAATCAAATATCTTGGCTTTTGGTCTTCGACCATCTTCTTTATTGATTTTAAGTTATCAATAGTTTCTAAAATTTCTATCATGTATCACTCCCTATATCATAGTCTTTAGGTTGTTTTTCACCGTTAGCACCATAACCATAGTTTTCAAATGGCGCCTCATTTTTGGCATTAGTTATATCTTCACTATTCATTAATAGAACAATGTAATGTACAGCCTTTAATAGGTCTTTTCTATTACGACCATCTTTCTTACCAAACCTACACAAATATTTAATTGCATTTGCTTGACAAAAATCTTTATCAATACCGATATCTCGTAAGATATCTTGCACCTGTGTGCCTTTAGATACTTGAGCATAATGTTGACCATAAGTACCTTTGATATAAGTTTCAATTTCTTTTAATATTTTATCTTCATTATAATTCATAATTAACCATCTATCCAATCTGTTGCTGATTCCTCGAAATCATTTTTTTTAATTACTTTATCTATTTGCACGAAATAACACCAGTTAGAACCAAAGGTAACTGCACCAGTATAGTTTAGTGAAGTATCATAAGTTTTTGCATTTAGACTTGTTGGTAACTCGGCAGCTATATCAGTTGGTTCGGTTGCAATACCGATATTAGTTATAACTCCTTCTCTACCTTTCATGTCTTGAATTGTATCGCCAATGTTAATTATCATAGTGTTTTCCTTGTGTTAGTGTGAATTTTGGATTGTAGTCCTTTTTAAAAAATTGTCTGGTGTTGTATTTCTGACCATAGTCAGTATAGAAACTTTTGTCATTGTAAGCACTTTCACCAAACTCATCTTCATATGTCTTATAATACTCTGTTCCGACAATTATGTCAACCCCAGAATGACCAGTAAAATTGCTTGCACTTTCTTTGTAGTTTTTATCACAGAAAGCTTTTACTCTTTCTTTTAATTGTTTAGAATTTAATCTATTTAATTGAGATAGAGGTACATTCCTAAAGATTGTGTGATGAATAGGAAACCAATCCATATCTTCATCATCATAATATTCTCTCCAGTAAGTTAAATGTATTGTACTCTCTCTAGTCAATTTAAACTCCTTCTAATTCTAAATCAATAACTTCATCAACATTGTTTTCGTCAATGCCTACAAGTTCAAGACTTTCAACCATCATAATTTTTGCTTTAGCAGCTTCTTTAGTGATAGCATTGTTTTTTAGTTCTAGTAAGATATTGTCAACGGCTTTTTCTGCCATATCCCAATAATAGTTTTTTACTTTAGCCATAGTGTTTTTCTCCTTTGTTAGTGTTAATTATATTCATTACTTCGAAAAGTGATTTATATGGATTACTATACAATACTTTTTTAGCATTGGCAACTCTTTTTTCAAGTCTTTTTAGTAATACATATTGTTTCTTTTTGTTATATTCTTTAATCATATGTGTACATTATACATTATTTTAATACTAAAGGCAAGCACTTTTTTCATTAATTTAGCGCAATTATCATTAATAATAGACTATTTAATGAGAAACCTATTGCGTTAGATACGATATATAACATATCCTTAGCGTATATAGCTCTTATTAGAAATAAAAACAGTCCTAACCAGACTAGTAATATGAAATTTAATGGTGGTAAGTCTGTTGACCAGCCCATTAATACTGATAATGATGTCGGAGCAGTAGCACCGTGAATGAGTATCATACCTACCCAACCACACATTTCAGTAAATTTGTTTGATTTGATTTTTTTCATAGTGTATATCCTTTCTTATTATGTGTCCATTATACATGAACCACGGTAGGAGGCAAGCGTTTTTTTGCTTTTTTTCGCTTTTTTTTAAATTATTTTTTGAGACCTGGTAAGGGTTTTAAGGCTGCGACAGAAAATACTTGAAAATAGTTGCTATTTCCAGTTAGATTTAACCCATTCCTGCTCGGATTCGTGTGGATTTGGCTGACCGTGGAAGACACATATCTTTGTTTCTGGTTTTAGACTGTAATCCCACTTACTTTTTTCAAATCTAGGGTCCTTTCTATCGAACCATTTATAAGATTGAGACCAATCATCTGGCATAGGAAGTGTCTTGGCATGTCTCTCCATTAGTTTGGACATGACATTTTGGTCACCTTGTTCTCTACGGTAATTTGGTCGGTCTATCATGTATTTTTGATAGATTGACTGTTCAGTTATGGATGTGTTAAATTTCACGATACTGGAGTTGAAAGTGGTATTAAAACCGTTGAAGTCATTAATAACGCCAAATGTCTCATCATCTCCCCATAACGCAACCTCGTTGATGTTCTTCAAAATTACAACATCTAAATCTAGGTATAAATTTGGTCCTTCAAGACCACTTGCTTTACCATACATTAACATTTTATTCCACCAACCTTGTTCATCATCTAACTGAAAAGGTTTACATAGAACATCACCGTCTATAATGTGATTTAATCTTGGATGGTCTGTAAAACAATAAAACTTGTAAGGGATAGTAAGGTGTCTTTGCACCATATTATAAAGTTTTTGTACATACTCTGTACCATATTTGTTACCATAATATACACATACAACATTCATACTAATAACCAGTTATAAACTGCCCTCATACTTAAAATTAGATACATTAACTCCATGAGAGTTCTAGGCCAATCTCTATCTTTGTAACCAAAATACACCCACATAGTACAAGCAATGATACTTAAACTCCAACCAATCCATTGTGTTGGTATATGAGCAGCTGATAAAATGGTTACACTAGCAAGAGCGATTAAGAAACCTAACCATCTCTGCCAAATCATAACAATTGTTCCTGTAATGTTTTTTGTGCAACACCAGTTCTTATCTCTTCGATTGTAAACTGATTATCTGCAATAAACTTTAACCACTCTTCGACAGTCTTTCTACCAGGTCTAAAAGGTTTCTCTACAAATTTTATATCTCTACTTGCAATAGGACTAACTATGTTATTCTTGTGTGCAATAACTGGTACTTGATTTAATACTGCGTCAACACCAGCTAAACTCATATTTGTAATCACACAATGACAGTTTTTTAATTGGTCTCTAATGTCAGTATTCCACCATTGATTTCCAGGTCTTGGTTTATTTCTTACAATAATTTTTCTTGTTGTGTGTAATTTTAATTCTTCTTTGACTTGGTTTATCCACTCTTCTTGTGATGTACCATTGATATGGTGTGTAACCGTAGGACTTGAAGGACATAACATAATATGTTTAGTCTCTCCAGTATTCCAACCTTTAAAGTTTGCGTCAATACCTTGGTGTCTCAACTTATCTAATCTTGCTGGTGTATTTACTCTACCTAATTGTGTATGTAAATTACCTTTACATATTCTAAAATATGTTTTATCATAATCATGTATTTTAGGTTCTGGATATCTTGTAATCTGTTCAGTTAAATAACCAACATCTACATACCACCACTCTAAACCCCATTCCATACATTGTCTTATCTGTGCAATATTTTTTCCTGCTAAACCCCAAAAGAAATGAACATCTTTACCTGTATCTTGCCAACCCTCTTTTATAGCAGGCCATATTTGGTGTGATAAACATTTATCCCATGCTATTTCGTGGCAAGTAATACTCATGCTTGTTCTCCGTTTAGTAGTTTACACTCATAGTTTATTGAAGACCAACTACCGTCTTGTGGTAGTTCTTCGTGCATTTGTTGTGACTTCACACATAACGCCTGGCTAGTGTGTAATCCTACATTTTGATGAACACATTTTCCATCACTCATACATATTGTTAATAATAAAACCCAAAACATTACAAATCAATCCTTACTGTATCTGCATATAATTTAAACCACTCGTTGGCATAATCGCTATCTGCATAATCTTTGAAATATGGACCACCTAATGTCCAATGTACATTCTTTGCGTCTGGATTAAAGTCGTATTCACCAACTAACCAGTTCCATTCTAATGGTAAACTGCCGATAGCGTCTTCATTGTTTAACCATTTAAATTGATGTAGTTCTAAACCTGTTGCCGTGTTGACAAAGTTAGGTGTTAACTTACTACATAAACTATTATTGAATATCATCATAGATGACCAGTTTTTCTTTTCAAACTTCTCGTTTTTTGCACCTCTAAATTTTACACCTTGTTTAGGTTCATAGTCATGTTTGCAACACATAACAGAATATATCATATTTCTTTTTGACCATAGTTCAGCAATGTCACCTCTAAACATCATATCACAATCCATGAATATAGAATAACCACTATAATTTCTTAATGTCGGTACCATAAATCTACTAAATGCAAAATCAGTTGATTGATTTTCTTGTTTGTTTCTTGTAAATTGTGGTATATTACTCAAACACAATGGTGTGATTGAAACTGGTTGACTAGAGTTTCTTCTTATACTCTCTGCCAATATATGATAGGCAATTTTCTCGCCCTCATCATAACCTATAAAAACATCTATCATATTCTTGCCTCTGGACTTTTGCCTTTCAATTTTCTAGGACCTTTTGTATGGTCATAAACAACACCTAATATAGACCTTGCTTGTACATGACCTGGTAGTCCATCACCAATATTGTTATTAACAATACCTTCTTTTTCAAATTCTTTTCTTACATAATCCCACACATAACTATCGTGTTGTTCTTTTAATTCATATATTAAATCTTCATCATACATTTCTCTCATTCTCAAAGCAAACTTTTTTATGTCAGGATGTTTTAGATTAAAATATAAAAAACCACATTCACTATAATGTTTACCTCTACCTAGATACGCCATCATCATATTGTCTCTGTGTATGTGCTTTTTTATCCAATCTACATCAATAGTTTTATGAAATACACTATCTGCGTCAATGCATATAAGACCGTCTGCTTCTTCGAATAGTATAGCATTTGTATATGCATATACTTTATAACTGAAACGAACACCATCTGTAATAAAATCTAAACCTTTCTTACCAAAATCTGATTGTGGTTGTCTATGTTTATTTCTATCAATAAATGTTTTTAAATCTGGTATCTCATCTAACATACCCTCGTCTTCATTATATACTTTTAACTCAAAAGGCCAGTTATATGTTTTATCAAAACGCCAAGCGTAAGCTTCAAACAGTTTTTTATTCCAAGTAGTTATAGTTTTAATTTTCAATTAAATGCTCCCATGGTTTACCTTGTTGTATCTCATTTACTGACCATTGAGTCCATGCTAAGTCATAAAAAGTCTGTAATCTTTTTCCTAATTTTGGTGTCTCAACATCTTCTAATGAATGACTAGAAATTGGCCATAAAAAATTATATTCACTACATGTAATTACTGGTACACCTGCTAATACACTATCAATACTTGAACCACTTGTATATGATACTGTACACCAAGCATTTTTCAAACTGTCTTTGATATTTTTGTTTGTATCATAAACAACTTGATTAGTATAACTAAATCTAGCAACTATATGTTTCAACTGTTCTTTATTCTCTGGATGGTCTCTAACAATAATTGGTCTATCTGTATGTTTCATTAAATGCTTTATTGTATTCTCTAACCACCATTGAAAATTTAAACCAAACAATGAAGCGTCATTCATATTCTGACCTACTATTAGTACATGGTCACCAGTTCTTCGCCAACCTTTGATATCAATATCTAATGAATTAAATCTTTCTGGACTAGATTGTTCATTCTTAAAGTCTGCTAGACCTCTCATAAAATGATTTAGACCAACTCTGTGATAAGAATGGTCTTGTGTTATAGTTCTACCAAGTAATGGTGTTTCAAATACTATAACTTTACCTCTATGATTGTCTATGATATCATTTTTTAATTTATGATGTGGTGCTCTGTCAGCCTTATAATCTTTCTTACTTTGTTTTTTCCATGAACCGAATATAACTGCAACATCACATTCTTTGTATTGTTTACTTGCTGTTATATCAATACCTACACTATCAGCAAACTTAATTAGTAATTGCTGATGTGGTGGATATAAAGTAGAATTATAAAAGGCTAAACTGTTCATGGTAATCTTATAATAACCGCCTCTGATAGACACTTGTTTCTAGGTCTATTTAAAAATACTTCGTAAGGACCATTGTTAAATTCTTTTAATAGTTCTTCGTATTGTTTTAAACTAGTTTCGTTATCAATTAACTTGACTTCAAACTCAATTAAAAATGCTTTGAATTTTACATCTTGGTCGATAACTTCTCGACAGAAATCGTACCATACACCCTCAATATCTGCTTTGATAATATCTGGTTGTGACATATCATCAGCCATAATTGTTTGTAGATTTTTAGTTTCTACTTCAATATATCCTGGATCCTCACCAAATTGTGGTAATGGTAATAATGAATAACATTTCATAAGGTCATTCTTATCAAAATAGAATTTCATCTTACCATTTTCGCCAGCATATGCTAGTTGATGAAATGTCATTCTATCTTTACCAGGAAAGTTTGTTTCAAATAGTCTTACACTATCTGGTGTTGGGTCATATAAATGCATATTCATATTAGGATTGTCTGCCAACATGGATTGTTCCCACCCCACATCTCTATGTACACCTAATGATAATACATTTGTACTTTCTTTGACTACACTTTCTGGTAGCCAGTAATTTTTATATTGTTTAAAAGATTGAGGTTGCATATAGATACCCTCTAATCTTTTAATCTCCGTTAATAGTTCTTGTTCATTCATCTTTTACCTTCCAGTCGGTTTTAAAGGTCACATAATTTAATTGTATACCTCTTCGTTCTACTTGTATTTGTTTACCCTCTTCCATACCATGCCATTTTTTAGGACCTGTAAATACATATCCATAGTTATGCCAAAACGGTACAGTCTTTACTAAATCTAAATCTTCACTATAAAAATCTGTACCAAGATTTATATTTTCACCAGTTTGATTTACATATATCAAACTAGATATTAGTTTCTCTGGTATATCAACATGTGGTTTCAACCAGAAACCTTTTGTATCATGTAAGATTTCTAGTCTTACATAAGAACCTTTAAAGTTATCTTTGTTGCCAACCATCTTGGCAATCATCTCTCTAATAGGTTTACTTTGTAATTCTCTAATCAAGTTAACCATCTCTGGATACTTGCTTCTATTATCGTTTGTAATATATTCTCTTAATTGATGGTTTTGTTTTTCGACACCCTCTTTATAACCTGACCTGGTGCCATCATGCAATATACCTTTTCTTGGTATTACTGCACTTCTAATTTCATCTACTTGCGCTTCTGTTAATGCTTGACCAAAGGTATGGTGTTCCCATGGATTATCATCATATCTTGCCTTGCTGAGGCTTTCATATAATTTTGTGTACATCATCTTTTAAACACATAATATAGGCGTCTGCCTGATTGTCTTGCGTTACCAGTTTCAATCTCTTTACCATAATTGTTTCTAAATGCTGATAACATTCTATCAACATGGTCTTGATTTTTAGGTCTACCTTGTAATTTTTGAGTTTCGTATATCATAACACCTCCAGGTTTAGTCATCTCATAATGACCTTTGGCAATTTCACTTTCAGTTAAACCATCTTCATCTCTAACTTGAATAGTCATAGCAAAAGAGAAAATGACATCATAGTGACCAACATTACTTTCTGTAAAGTCTTTAAAACCTTTTTGAATCCACATCATATTGTCTGGTATGTCAAAAGGACATTCCACAAATGGTTCTACTGCATATACTTTTTGATAATCTTTGGCAAGTTCGATACCAAATTCGCCTTGATTGGCGCCTAGGTCAAGTAAAGTTTTATCTTCACCAGAGTATCGTTTTAAATTTAGATTTGCAATTCTTTCCTGAGCATTGTTGCCCTTACCGATTGCTTGGTAATTATTCCAGTCTGTCTTCATATCATTCACCTCAACTAACTTTCTTAAATCATTTTCAAACTTTTGTATATCAAATAGTTCTCGTTGACTATTTATAAACAAATCCGTAAACAGGTTTATATGTTTACTGCCTTCAGGTAATGTGTTCTCAAAATCTATACACTTCAACACACCATCTTTTATATGTATGTCATTAATAGGAAACTTTGTGGTTGTAAATTTTAAATCGTGTTCCTCTAATGCTTCTACAATCTTATATACTTGTGATACTAATTCTGGTCTAGGTACATCATTAACATACTTTTCACCACAATAACTCATTGTAATCACCAACTCATCTTTATCATAATGTAATAATTCTGGAAAGTTAGGATGACCTTGTAATCTCTGTAAACATTCTAACTCTCTTAAATAACAATGATAACCTGTACCTCTTACATAATCTTTCTTTTGTACCTTATCAAACTTCTTAACAACTTTATCACCAATAATCCAAACACTACTTGATTTTCCCCTTATCATACACTTTTACCGTTAACAAAATGATATGCGTTTCCGGCTAACATCTCAGCTTCAGTAAATTGTGACCCAATTAATGAGTGTAACCATTGTTCTCTTTCACCTGAATATAAAGGGTCTTTTATACTAGATAAATCTTTTAAACCTAAACTCACAGGCCATGCTGGACTGTGTTCACTACAAAAACTAGGTATACCTGCAACAACGGCATGTACAGCACACATTGAATGAAATGATATCATAGCATGACAATTTTTTAAGTCTTCGTGTAGAGGTTTTTCTGTTCTATCAGGAGACCAATCAACATTGCCTTTATACTTTTCTCTTACAACAATAGGGTGTGTTCTATCATATTTTTTTATCTCTTTGATGATATTACCTGTCCATTCGTGTCTATCAATGCCATACCATCTAGCAGTATGATAACTAGGTGGTATTATAAGAATATGGTCACCCTCATAGTTCCATTTCTTCAATGTAATCTGGTCTAGTAAATCTGGATTGTCTTTTACTCGTTCTCTTATTCTTTCAAATCTGGTTTTACATCTACCAGTTTTGTCAATATAAGTTTTTTGAGTGTTGTTTTTGATGATACGATACCATTTATCACCTGCTGAATTTTGTTTGTAATCTGAATAAAAGAAATATGGTTGGTCGAAATAATAGTAATCTTTTTCTTGTTCAATACAGGCTTGTTCTACTTCTTTTGTGCCTCTTAATATACCTTGAAAGACAGCCTCACCATCAGGACCTATTTGTCCGTCCCATGATGGCCAAGTGTAATTATAAAATTTATCACCTGTATTACTCTCTATATTTTTAAAATGCTTATGGGGAAATTTACTAGCAAAACCCTTTACGAAAGCAGATGATGATAATTTTGCGTCAAATACATATAGTGTCATAACCAACCTTTTGTATATAATAACTATCAACAATATCAGATATAGGGTTACCTACTTTCTCTGTGTCAAATAGTTGTTTCAAATCAATTTTTACTTCTTTCACGAATGCCTCATACATTAAATCTTTGTCTGCGTTACCTTTTCCTGTGGCACCTTTCTTAACGACACTCGGTACCACCGTTTCATAATTGAAATTTTGCTCTTGTAATCTATATTTGAGAATGCCACAATTTTCAGCGATTTGAAAAAGACCACGGCCTTTCGACCCATAAGAGTAGCCTTCAATGTATATTTGTGGATTTTTTGTTTGTTTGATAATGTCAATTGCGAAATCAGATATGTATGTAAATCTTTCAATCGGGTCTTTCCATTCTTTATGTTCATAACCAATTATATCCTCACTTTGTTGACCAATCCACTTCTTTTTGTTGGTCAAGTAATAAAATTTAAGTCCGCCATTGTTTACACAAATGGCAGGACTAGTTAAACTGTAATCAACCCCAATCTTCGTCTTCTTCGTACCTTTGCTCATAATCTTCCTCATCATCATCTGGAATTTCATGTCCACAAAATGGACATGTTATAGGAGGAATATCTTGTTCATCCTCATTCCATATTAATGTATATTTAGTATCGCAATCGGAACAATGTTTTTCTGCTTTAGTCATTACAGTTTGAATTTCTTGAATTGGTCTTTTTGTACATCTTGTTTAATACCACCAATGACATAACTTTCAATCTCTGTTTCTTGTGGTGCATTTTGTGTACCCTTTGAATTCAACCAATGGTCTGTCCACGGTAGAGGATTTTGTTTTTGTTCGTACCTTGTTTCTAGGCCAATGCCTTTCATTCTTCGGTTTGCCATGTACTCGACAAATTGGTGTAATAGTTTTTCTGATAAACCAATCATACTTCCTTTGGAAAATAGATATGTTGCCCAACGCTTCTCCTCCTGTACTGCCTCATCATACATTGTATAAACTTCTTTTTCACATTCTTTTCTAATCTTAATCATGTCTTTGTCATCATTACGGTCATGCCAGTTATTGATAACAGTTTGTGACATTGCAAGGTGTTGACTTTCATCTCTTGCAATAAAAGAAATAATCTTAGCACTACCCTCTAGTAGTTTAAGTTCACCAAATGCAAACGAACAAGCAAACGATACATAGAACCTTAATCCTTCAAGTATGTTTACAGACACCATAGCTAGATACATTTTCTTTTTCAGTTCATATAAGTCAACTGAATTTTTATCAAGGTGCCACTTATAACCTAAATTAATAAGGTCATCATAAGTCTTCGTCACACTCTCTGCTCTTTTCTCAATCTTATCATCTGTAAGAATGGTATCAAAAACTTCGTTTGGATTTGCATATAGATTTTTGATGATATATGTATAAGACCTAGAGTGTATTGTTTCCATGAAATCCCATGTAATAATACAACCCTCTAATTCTGGTAATGATACAAATGGTAAGAATGCCAAACATGGACCTCTACCTTGTACACTATCTAACATAGTTTGATATTTTAGATTACTTGTGAAAATAAACTTTTGTTGTTCATTTAAATTAAGATAATCATTTCTATCTTTCTGTAATGATACCTCTTCAGGTCTCCAGAAATAACCTAATTGTTGTTGGTTCAATTTATCAAATATAGGATATTTTAAATCACTATATTGTTGTACTTGTAAATCTTCACCAAAAAACATTGGTTGTTTCATCCAATCTACGCCGTTTGCTTTATTTAATACACTTCTACCCATTTTTATTCCTTGCTCTCCGTTAACTCATAAAAAAATTTGTCGTCATCACCTGCCGTCCACTTTTGTTCTCCCTCTACACTATACTCCTTGGTGGACACTTTGAAGTCGGGAAACTTCAACTCACTCG